GCATATGGTAAGCGGACCCGTCACACTATTCGGCTGCAGTTCGATTCGCTTATTGCGAATCCTCTCGTTTCCGGTCAGAATGTCCAGAACTCGATCAGTACTTATCTGGTCGTGGACACTCCCAACGGTTACGATACTGCTACCGCCAAGGCTGTCGTGGATGGCTTTCTTGCCAACCTGACCGCCTCGACGGGTGCCAACATCACCAAGCTTATTGGTGGGGAAGGCTAAGATCTGAGATCAGAGTGACACAGAACGAGGAATGCACTAGCCCCTGAAAGGAGCAGCGCATGAAAAGTCCTGTGTTTCTTTGGCGGGAAGTCGCCCTAGAATTGGGCGACTGGTGTCGTGTTAGCGCCGTCCGAGACATTCAAACCGTCTCGGAGCGAACGAACATGGAAGGTTTATCGTTTCTAACGATAACCCTACCTAACTTTGGCAAGGACTTCGATGAAGCCATTGACCTCGGTCAGGTAGATCACACTCATTTTGTCGGTTTCCGACGACTGAGAGGTACCCCCCGATTTCTCGGAGGTTTCCTTGATCTTGTGTTCGATCGTAACACTGGTACTATGTTGACTGATCCGTCGCTTGACGCAATCTATGCGGTGAGACAGTTGTCCCGTCTCTTCGCAAAGATCTTGTTGGATTGCTCTGATGAGCGAACTCAACACGCGTTTGACACGTATAAGTCAATCGAAGCTGAACTGGAAGAAGCCAGCCAAGGTTGGTCTCAAATGGATATTCGAGACTTCAATCGCATGGCTAAGCTTCTTTTTGGTGGGGTTCTTGGTCGCATCGATAATCTCGTTGCCAACCACGAACTCTATCCAAAGCACGGGCCCGGTGCCACTGCCGACAAACTGCTGGGAAACCAGAAGTATCGACAGTTTTTATGGCACTGGAGACTGGAAGTCGGAGGTTTCATATCTACCGACTTCCTGTTACCCAACTCGAGGTACTACAAAACCCTCGAGTCCATCCAGTTCGTCACCCCGGAACACGAAAAGCCCGTCAGGGTAATCGCTGTTCCTAAAACGTTGAAGACACCTCGCATCATTGCCATAGAGCCTACGTGTATGCAATATACACAACAGGCCCTAGCTCACCCGATAATGGCTGCCTTGGAGAGCTCGTCTCTTCTCGGTGGCATGATCGGTTTTACCGATCAAGGTCCCAATAGGGACCTCGCTCGTGTGGGTTCGCTTGATGGATCTCTAGCTACGCTCGATCTGAGTGAAGCCAGTGACCGTGTCCACAATCAACTCGTTCAGATTCTTACCTCTGGTTACACACATCTTAGTGATGCTGTGCAAGCATGTAGAAGTCTGCGAGCTGACGTACCTAACCATGGAATCATTCCGTTGGTTAAGTTCGCGTCTATGGGGTCTGCTCTCTGCTTCCCTATGGAGGCGATGGTCTTCATGACTATCGTCTTCAT